GCCGGCCGGCGGTGTGTCTCAACTTTCCGTCAAAGACGCCCATGGGATTGGAGAGCAGATTGGAAAAGCCGTAAGGGCGGAATTCGTAAAGATGCTTGAGGAACAGATGCGTCCCGGCAATGCGTTGAACAGGGGCCTTGTGGTTTAGGAGTGATTCTGTGGAGACCTTTCCAAGTTATTCGCCGGAATACGGAACCGAGATGACGACCAAGTCTCGGATTATCGAGATGAAGTTTGGGGACGGTTATTCTCAGAGGGCTTCCGACGGAATCAACGGATCGGAGATTTCATTTCCGCTGGTTTTCAACCTTCTTTCGTCCGGTGATGCGAAAACGATTCTTGATTTCCTGGAAGCACGCGGAGGATATGAGGCGTTTCTTTGGACGCCTCCAGGAACCTCCACTCCATTGAAGTGGATATGCCGGGAATGGCGGTATCGTCCGGAGCCCGGCGGAAGGGCAACGATTTCCGCAACGTTTGAGAGGGTCTACGACCTATGACGCTCCCCTCCTCATTGGCATCCGATGTTCAGAAATCGTCTCTTGGCCGCTACGTGCAACTTTTCGATCTGGATGCGCGTTCCCTTGGCGGCTCGATTTACTATTTCGTGCCCGGAACCCTAAACGATGCTCCGATTGTGTGGAGATCCAAGACGTACAATCCATTCCCGGTCAAGGCCGAGGGATTTGAGATCAATGCAAAGGGCGGACTTCCCACTCCGACCCTTACCATTTCCAACGTCACCATGGCGATGATGAGCGCCGTTTTGCAGTGGAACAATCTTGAGGGTGCGGTTGTGACTCGGTGGAGGACCCTTGCAAAGTACCTCGACGGTCTTCACGATGACGTGCATTTTCCCAAAGACGTTTACGTCGTTGAGCGGAAAACGGATGCAAACAAGCAGTTCATCAAATGGCAGTTGTGTTCCGTTCTTGACATGCACGGAAAGAGACTGCCCCACCGACAGGTGATTCGGGACTACTGCAATCACAGGTATCGTATTTGGTCGGCCTCGCAGGGACAGTTTCTGTATCGTGCGGCTACGTGCAAGTACACCGGAAGCTCCTATTGGGACCGATACGGTCGCAGTACGGTTGATCCTTCGGAGGATTGCTGCGGAAAGAGACTTTCGGATTGCAAACTGCGCTTTCCGGGAAGTCGTCCTTTGCCCAGTCGTGCGTTTCCGGGTGTTGGGAGAAACAGGGTTCGATTTTGATCAGGAGCGTTTATGTTTCCACGAGCGGTTTTGGAGGCGGCCAAAGCTCATGCCAAGAGTGCCTATCCGTTGGAGTCGTGCGGTCTGATCGTGGACGAACGATACATCGAGTGCGTCAACGAACATGAAACGCCTGCAAAGCATTTCAGGATCAATCAGGCGGTGTTCGACGAAGTTTGGGAGAAGCAGGGTCCGATTCGGGCCGTTGTGCATTCGCATGTGCACAAGCCGGACTATCCGAGCAAGCTTGATATGGAATCTCAGGCTGCGATGGGGATTCCATGGGGGATCGTCTTGGTTCAAAGTTGCTATGTGTGCGATCCGTTTTGGTTTGGTGACGATGTGCCCATTGCCCCTTTGTTGGAGCGTGAATTTCGCTGGGGAGTGCACGATTGTTATGCGTTGGTTCGAGACTGGTATCGGTTGAACCATGGAATCCTTATGCCGAACTTTCCAAGAGAGGATGAGTGGTGGTTAAACGGGCAAAACATGTTCGAGGAACTTTACGAAGAGGCCGGGATGGTTCTTATCGCAGGCGCAAGTCTTCCGGAGAAACGCGGAGACGTGATCGTGGGGAAGATCTACAGCAAGGTGCCGAATCACTGTGCGGTGTACGAAGGAAACGGTTTGATCCTGCATCATCTCGGCAACCGACTCTCCGAGAGAGTGCCGATTGAGCCGTGGAGGAAGTTCATTCACAAGGTATTTCGCCATAGGAAACTTCTATGAAGCGCTTCGTCTACTTGTACGGAGATCTTGCGCGGCGCTACGGATCGAGTTTTCATCTCAGGGCAAACACCACCATTGATGTGATCCGATTGTTGCAGGCGAATTTTGGGGACTTTTATTCGACCATACGGCGCGGACAGTATCAATTGATTCGCGGCGGACTCCGTGATGGGGAACCCATCGAGGCGGACATGCTTTCCATGACCTTGGGTTCTTCGGTTCCTTTGCACATCGTTCCGGTGATCGAGGGCGGCGCCGGTGGGGAAAAAAAGGCCGTCATCAGTGCGGTAACCGGCGTTGCGATGATCGCTGCCGCGGTGGTCTTGAGCGGTGGACTTGCCGCAGGCGGAATCTCCGGTCTTGGAGAAGCGATGTCGTCCACTGCGTTTACGATGCCCATGGGACTTGGATCGGTCACATACGGTCAGATCGCTCTTCTTGGAGGAATACTCACTCTTGGGGGCATCGCCCAGCTTTTGGCTCCTTCCCCGAAGGTTGGAAACTATTCCGAAAGGGAAGACAAGAAAACCTCCTACATATTCTCCGGGGCCGTGAACCGCATGGAAGAGGGAGGACCCGTTCCGGTCATCTACGGCAAGGACGTATTTGTCGGAAGCACCACGATTTCGGTGGGCATGCGCATTGAAGAGGAGATCGACGACGATTCCGAGCACACGTACCATTTTATCGTTTGCGACGCCGGGGTTGGAGCGACGGTCGATCCTCTTGGAACCGTAACCTTGATGGATGGTCAAAACCTCACGGTTTCTTGCGGTGCTGCGGATGGTTTTGAATTGAAGGATGTTGTGGTTGACGACAAAAGCAAGGGGCCGTTGACGCAATACAGTTTCACCAACGTGCAGGCAAACCACTCGATTCATGTGGTTGCGGAACCTTTGGAGGAATGATGACCATTCGCGGCGCAATCCTTGGTTCTTCCGGAAAGGACGAAGGAAGGACTCCAAAGGAAGATCCCAATTCCCTTATCAGCAATTCCATTGTTCAGATTGTGGATCTGATTGGAGAAGGACCGATCCTCGGTCTTGTGAACGGGGCCAAGGACATCTTTCTGGACAAGACCCAGCTTAAAAACGATGAGGGAAACTATAATTTTCGAGGAGCGAAGTGGGAATTTCGTCGTGGATATCCCGATCAAAGTCCGGTGAGCTTTGTGCGAACCGTGGACGCATACGAGTATGTCGGTGTTGAGATCACAAAGCGGACTTCCGTGACTCGGACCGTCTACGATGAAAACAATGTTGTGGATCACGTTCGGATTACGATTTCCCTTCCGGCGCTTCTTAAAGTCGTGAAGAAGACCGGCGACGTGAAGGGAACGGCTGTTGAGCTTGAGCTGTGGATTCAGCCTTACGGCGGATCATACAAAAAGATCAAGGACATCAAGATTCAGGGGAAGACCAATGCTCAGTATCAGCGCTCTTATCTGATCAAAAACATCAAGAAGTATGGGCCTGCTCCATGGACGTTGAAGTTGGTTCGGGTAACCGACGACCACAAAGGCTCCGACATTCAGGACAAGACGTATTTTGACTCGTACCAGACGGTTTTGCAGGAGCGGTTCAGTTACCCCGACAGTGCTCTGGTCGCATTGCAGTTGAATGCGAAGCAGTTTGGAACGAGCATTCCGGAGAGGGCCTACAAGGTCAGTGGTCTGCTGTGCAAGGTTCCGTCCAACTACGATCCGGTGGCGCGAACGTATTCCGGAATCTGGGATGGGGAATTCAAGACTGCCTGGACCAATTGCCCGGCCTGGTGTTTTTACGATTATTTGACCAACACGCGCTATGGGCTTGGAATTCCTGAAAAGTATGTGCGAAGCGATCTTCTCTATCAGATCGGCAAGTGGTGCGACGATCTGGTTCCAAACGGCAAGGGAGGGATGGAGCCTCGCTGGAGCATGAATGTCGTGTTCCAGACCCAGGAGGAGGCATACCATGCGTTGACGGCCATGGCTGCGGCATTTTGTTCCGTGATGTTCTGGGGATCTTCCGGAATCTTTTGCGCAAGCGATGCGGCGAGCGGGGCCACTCATCTTGCTCATACCGGAAATGTCGAGGGGGGACTTTTTCATTATTCGAGCGCGGGAATCAAGGCGAAGCATTCGGTGGCGTTGGTCAGTTGGAATGATCCCAACGATTTTGGAAATGCTCATGTGGCCGTATACGAAGATCCGGAGATGATCGAGCGCTACGGATGGCAACCGACGGATGTCTACAAGGTTGGATGTTCCAGCTATTCGGAGGCGATGCGTTTTGGCCGTTGGATGATTGAGACGGAAAAGCGTGAATCCGAGACGGTTTCTTTCGTTGGATCGTTTGAATTTGCCGACGCATTTCCCGGCAGCATCATCAAAATTGCCGATCCGCATGTATCCGGGGTTCGTCATGGCGGAAGGGTTGTGAGCGCAACAAGATCGAGCGTGACCCTGGATCAGGAGGTCTCCATTGAGTTCGGGCAGGACTATACGCTTACTCTTGTGAAATCCGACGGGACCATTGTTGAGACTCCGGTTCTGTCGAGTCCGGGAAAGCACACGACCCTTTTGGTGTCGTTGGATACGGTTCCTCAGAGAAATTCCGCGTGGATTCTTACTTGGGACAATCTTCCTCCAAGGTATTTTCGCGTAATTGCAAACTCGGAGACCGCCGATGGGAAATTTGCGATCACTGCGGTCGAGCATGATCCTCAGAAAGAAGCGATTGTCTTCGAGGGTCTTGTGGTTGAAGATCCGATTCCGAGCATTCTTCCCACGGGACCAATCGAACCTCCGGACAACTTGGACTTTAGGGTTTTCACTTACGAAGTTGGACGCAATTGGGCGTTGGGTTTGATGATTTCCTGGCTTCAATCCGATGATCCAAGGGTTTTGTTCTACGATGTGGATTATCGGGAGCAGGATGGGGATTGGCACAGCTTCGGCACCACGAGTTCCACTTCCGTCGAGCGAAGACATATGCAACCGGGAACGTATGATTTTCGCATTCAGGCGCGTGGGATTGGAAGATCGGAGTGGTACGAGGAATCCGGCGTCACCATCGCCGTTCCCGACGAATTGCCTCCGGATGTGACGGGATTACGGACCAGGGACGGCGGAAATGAGCTGTTCACCGGAAAAGAGTGCGAGCTGGTGTGGGACGACATGACGGAGGTGTCGGACGCCTATGCGCGGTGGAAGCATGAGCACTACAAGATTCAGATTTGCGACAAGGATACCGGAGCCGTCAAGCGCACCGTGTATCGCAGAAAGCCGGAGTATGTCTACACTCAGAACCAGAATCGGAAGGATTTTGGGACTCCTGCTCGGCAGTTTCGGGTCAAGGTGTGGGCTGTGGACATCAACGGAATACAGAGTCTCAACGAGGCGGTGTTGGACTGCCGCAAGACCCTGGTGGATTTTTCCGGGGCTGCTCCCGGCCTTGAGGCCGATTACAACGGCATTGACGTGAAGTTGAATCCGTTGCTTGCGATTGACGATGATGATTTGGAGCAGATGATGATCTATGTCGGGGAGAGTACTCCGCCGACGAATCTCAAAGCTGTGGTTGGAGCCAAGACGAGGCACAAATTTTTGCGGTTCAATCCGAGTCAACAAGTTACCAAGTACGTGCAGGTGGTGCCTGTGGATCGCTATGGAGCCGGAATTCCGAGCCAGGTGGCTTCCGTGGTGTTGTCTCCGCAACCGCTGATGGACATTGTGGTGCCTCCGATTGTTGGCGGGTATGTTGCGGCTCGCGTACAGGCGACGGAACCGGAGGATTGTTTTTCCGGCATGATTTGGGTGGATATCTCCGCATAGAAAGGAATACGTATGATTTCCGTAATTACGCCGCTCCCGGAATCTCACATGCCGTTTGTAAACGATGCCTACACGTCGCTTGTGAATCAGACGCACAAGGATTGGGAGTGGATTGTTGGGCGCAACGCCGGTGGAATGGTGGAGCCCTCCATTTGCAGGGATGGTCGGGTAAGACCGATCCTCCTGGAGGACGAGTCTGACGGAAAGAACCGTGTCGGCAGGCTGAAGCGTGAGTGTTGCATGGCGGCTCGTGGAGACATCCTGGTTGAATTGGATGCGGACGATATGTTGACTCCAAATGCTTTGGAGATGATCGAGGCGACGTTCCGCGACCCGGCGGTTGTGATGACGTATTCCAACTGTGCGGAGTTTCAGCATGGGACATGGACTCCCCGTGTGTATTCGGAATATTGGGGGTGGCGGTCCCGTTTGTTCGAGTGGCACGGCAAGCTGTTGCAGCAGATGATTGCATGGCCTTCGAGTCCGGCGTCGTTTCGCAGGATTGAGTGGGCACCGAATCATGTGCGTGCTTGGAGGCGTGATGCCTATTTTGGGATTGGCGGACATGATGCGTCCATGCGGTTTGGGGACGATCATGATCTGTGTTGCCGAATGGCGGTTTCCTACGGTTTTGGCGCGATTCGTCATATTGATGAGTGTCTGTATTTGTATCGTTTGCACGGCAACAACAATTGCGTTGTGAAAAACGATGAGGTGCAGGCTCAGGTGTGGTTGAACCAGCTCAAGTACAGTGAACCGATGGCGGAGCGTTGGGCTCGGGATTGCGGGTTGCGGTTGCTGGATCTTGGAGGACGTTTTAACCCGAGGGACGGCTATGAGATTGTGGACCTGCACGGTGGCGACATCGAGGCGGATTTGAATCTTGAGTGGCCGTTCGAGAGTTCCAGTGTGGGTGTGATTCGGGCCAGTCACATCTTCGAGCATCTTCGTGATCCGGTGCATGTCATGAATGAGGCATATCGCGTATTGGCTCCCGGCGGTTGGTTGTTCATCGATGTGCCTTCGACGGACGGGCGTGGAGCGTTCCAGGACCCGACTCACGTATCCTATTGGAATATCAATTCATTCTGGTATTACACGAATCGTCTATGGAGTCGGTTCATTGAGCCGAGGTACATTGGGCGGTTTCAAGTGAGTCGGGTTACGCAGTATTTTCCGGACGAATTTCATTTGGAGCATGACATTCCGTGTGTGCGTGCGGATTTGCTGGCGCTCAAGCACCCGTATGATATTCGCCCTGTTGGCGAGGTGCTGATTTAGGAGACTGCGGATGCCGATTCTGAAGATCCGAAACAGTTCCAACGATGGGTGGATTGAATTTGGACAGGAAGGCCCCCAAGGTCCCCAGGGTCCCCAGGGTCCCCAGGGTCCCCAGGGTCCCCAGGGTCCCCAGGGTCCCCAGGGAGAGCGTGGATACCAGGGGTATATGGGACCCCAGGGAGAGATTGGAGCTCAAGGTCCTCAAGGAGTTCAGGGTCATCAAGGATTTCAGGGAGCACAGGGTGTTCAGGGTTTGCAGGGGCCGCAGGGATCGGTTGGCGCAACAGGGGCGACCGGACCGCAGGGACCGCAGGGGTTTCAGGGTCAGAGCGGGGCGCAAGGGGCACAAGGACATCAAGGGGTTGTTGGTGCTCAGGGGGACGATGGACCGGTCGGACCTCAAGGAGATGTAGGGGCGACCGGACCGCAAGGAGCTCCTGGACCGCAGGGAGCGGTCGGTCAGACTGGGGCGCAGGGACCGCAGGGATCGGTTGGTGCGACCGGACCGCAAGGCGTGCAGGGTGTTCAGGGTTCGCAGGGGGCGCAGGGACCGCAGGGATCGGTTGGTGCGACCGGACCGCAGGGGTATCAGGGTCAGACCGGATCGCAAGGCCCTCAGGGGCAGGTTGGGGGGACCGGACCGCAGGGGGCTCAGGGTTATCAAGGGACTCAGGGAGCGCAAGGGCCGCAAGGGTCTCCTGGGCCGGTGTCCGGTACGACTTCCGGTCAATTGCTTCGTTGGACCGGATCAACTTGGGACAAGACCAACGCAACCGTTATCGACTCCTCCGACAG